TACTCACTAGCAGATACACCTGCTTTTCTGCTAGTAGTCGCTCTCTTTCCTTGCGTTGCCATTGTTCTGCATCTCTTTTCTTTCTAGCCTTTTGTTGCTCTGCCGCAATTACATCCTTCATCGCAAACACTTCAGAATACAAAGCACCCATTTCAGGTGGCGACTGGTAGACCATACATTCCCTGATCTGAACTACCAATCTTTCCATTTCCTGCTGTGCAAGAACCCTGTTCAGGGCTTCTTCCATCAGGTTCACATCATCAGCAAAGACTACAGTCCTAGCCTTCTCCTCTGACTCCCTGATGTGTTCTTCTAGCTTCTCTTGTAGCTTAAAAAACTCACTCAGGTTCTTAACGATGTCAGCTTTGACTTGAGTTTCGTCAACAGCAACATAATCAGACTTCTTAGCTTTGCCAACAGTATTTGCAGCCTTGGGCTTTGGCTTGCTACCAAAGAACGCAAGTAGCTGATTCCAGAATCCATGAAGTTCTTTACCAATGGCGACAACTTCTTCACCAGTTCGCTTGATCTCGACAAAAGACTCTTTAGCTTGCTTATAAAGTTCACAGCCAGCTTGGATATTTTTAACCAAGCCAGCCGCAAGAAGACAAATAGATATTAAGTCAATTTCAGTCTCCTATTGGGTTAAGAAGTTCTGTAGCCCTGTTGTTGCAGGAGCAGTAAATAAACCGCCAGATGTTCTAGCAACACGATTCCCAATAGTTTGTAATCTTTTTTGAAGTATTGCCATACCACTTTGGTCACGCAAAGCATTAGATACTAAAGCAGGGTCTTCAGAAACCAATACTCTAGCTACTTGTTGCTTTTGTTCTGGACTCAAATTAGGTGCATTCTTTTGCACGATCTTTGATACCACTCGCATGGTTGTGAAAGCATCCCCAGAGAATACTGATGCCACTTCTTCGGGTGAAATTTTCATCCCAATATTCTTAGACTCCATCAAGGTTTCAGCAGTTGGAGAACCACCTAAAACCTTACCTGATGCTTTTTGAGATTGTGAAGCAACTCTAGCCAATTTGAGAATGTCATCCACCTTGTCTTGAGGGTAAATAATCCTAAGAATCTGCCCCTCTTTAGCTTCAGCACTCTCCAAGTTTGCCATCATCGATGTTCTGCCGCCCATACTCATCTTGTTGCGTAACTGAGCCATGATGCCAGCACGATAAGCTGAAACGGATTCGGGGCTTGAAGAAACCAGTTTTTCAAACTCAATTTGTACTTGATCTGGACTCTTGCCAAAGGCTAACTTCCCATCATTAAATGCTCTAGAAGTTACCTTATCACTTGCGGCTTGTGATCTTGCTTGACCTACCGCTGGCGCAGACTTATCAATCAAGCCTCTTAATGTTGCTTCATAGGGTTGAAGTTCTTTCGCAATGTCGCCTTCACCGCTGGTATATTTTCTGTTTATATCAGCTTTAAGACCACGCCTAGCAATCTCCATGTCTCTAATGGTTGGTGGTCTGATGAATGTCACTTCACCAGCATCATTCATTGTGAAGAATGGCTTTGTCTTTAATTGTGCTTGAGATAATTTGTTTATCAACTCATAGGCACTAGGTGATCGTTGCATCGCATCTGTTAATGAATTCAACATCTCCTCAGTAATAACACCACCTTCATCGTATGCCTTGTTATAAAGTGCATTTCTAGCAGTTGTTCTCTCTGACTCAGATTGAGCAAACTTCTTCAATACATTAGGTTCTGCACCACCACTTAATTCTTTTGATATTTCTTCAACTGTCTTATTGCGTAAAGTAGCTGGTCTATTTGTTAAAGCCTCTCGGATAGTCCTAGAAGCATCACCACCACCTGAAGCGTAAGCCCTGACAATCCCCAAGATGTTGGGGTTTTCAGCCATGATCTCACCGCTTGCGATTTTTGAAACAATCTCATCTGGCTCAAGACCAGTTTGCTGCTGAATGCGTTGGACTTCAGTCTCAACAATCTTTGCACCACGATCACCAAGTTTTCTACGGGTAAAGTCAATCATTGGGTCAAGGACTACATTGCCTACAGCCTTGAATCCAAGATAGGTTGCTGGTGCTAGTACACCGCCTGTAGCTGCGCCTATAGTACCCCCGACTAATCTCTCATAAGCATCACCTTCAGCACCACCAGCACCTGTTGCTGCGCCTTGTGCAGCACCTACACCAGCAACTCTTGCTAATGCTGGAAATAGTGATTGAGTTGTTGCAGAAGTGCTACCGCCACCAGTAAGGTATGACATAGCTACAGATATAGGAATTGATGCTCCAGCCTCAATAAGACCAGACTCAACTGGTCTAGACTTTTCGTAGTTTTTTAACTTTGCACGAATGTCTTTAAGTGCTGTGTTGTAGTCTTCACCACCTACAGAGCGTAAGTATGCTTCTGCTTCATCAGCAAACTTAAATGTTGTGCCTTGTAAGGCACTGCGTAGTTTTTGTGTCTCAGGCTCTTGTTGCTGACCCATGACAGTAGGAGAGAATTGATTTGCAGTGCTTTCAAACTGGTCAATGTCTGCATCTGTATAACCAGCAGCTTTTGCCTTTTCACGATCTATTTTGATACCAGCCATGATTTACCTTCTTCCACCAGTGATGTTATTAGGGTTAGTGTTTGGACTTTGCTGTATAAAGTTGGTCAAAGGTTCTTTAATCAAACCTTGATAGGGGTTCAAAATATCATTTTCAGTTCCACCCAAATCTTTATTTTTGTTTACATACTGTTTACGATAAACATTTAGTTGTCCTTCTCTATTTTTTACAATTTCTGTTGCTATCTTTTCTAAATCTTTGCGCTGTGTTGGAGTAAAACTACCTCCATTCAATACACCTTGAACAAGCAATTTAAATCTTTCTGGAATAGCTGGATTGCCAGTAATTGATTTTTTATCACCCTCTTGAACAGCACCAGATGGGTCATACATTTTTGCAATGTTGTACAAGAGTGCGCCATCGGCAGTTGGGTTGCCAGCATTAGCCATTGAAACTGCTGATTGAACAGACTTGAATCTGTTAGCAACCTCAACATCTCCACCCTTGTTTAAGAAAGCTTCCCATTTAGTCATTACATCAAGACTAGCTTTTGCTGACGCTGTTGGGTCTTTGAGATTAACTTCTAATTTCGGTACTTTAGCCACAGACTCAGTTTCAACTCGCTTGTTAACAGCGGCTCGTTGTACTTGAGTTAATTGAGAAAATGGCTTATTAAATAATTCCGCTGAATAGCGTTCTGCTTCAGAGCCGAATGATGGAGTTTTTGTCTCTAATCTACCTAAAGATTCATCTAGTTTATTGACAAATTTGTCAGTTTGTTCTTCGTTATAAACACCAGCATTAAAACTAGTTGAAAATTGCTTTGCGCTATTTTTAATCCAATCTGGAGCATTTGGGTCATCAATGAATCTTTGGAATGGGTTAACTTCAACAGCACCACCAACACCAATCTTACGCAAAGCAGGAATAACATTAGCTTGCTCAGTAATAAGCTGACGGCCTTGAGGGAATGAAAGCAATTGAGCCTTGACTTGCTCATTGATAGTTCCATCAGGATTTTTTAATTGACCGAACAATTCATTTGCATAGTTTGCAAGTCCTTGCGTTCTAAGACCTTGACCACGCTGAGTAAGAAAATCTTCAGTCTTAAGTTTATTTAATTGATTTACTTGAGCCTGTTCTTGCGACTTCATCATCTCATTGCGTAACAAGTAAGCCGCTTGTGTGTCACCAGCACGCAAAGATGCCTCAATAGCTTTAGGATAGGTATCAGGGTTGCTAGGGTCAATCATCCCAATGATTTGCTGACGCTGAGAGATCATCTTCAACTGTGGGTCTTCACCACCCAAAGCACCACCAATAGCACCACCTAACTGTTGACCAGCACGATAGAAACCATACTGTGCTTGCGCTGTTGGGTCTAACTTTGCGTATTGCAATGCTTCAGCTTCTTGAGCTTGTTGTTGAGCAAGTCTATACTGCTCAGGAGTAGTAAATAGACCGAGAATTTCTGATGCCATGATTAGTCCTTAGTAGTAGCCGTAACTTAATCTGTCAAATTGCTCTGCTTCCATTGGATTGCCATATGGATTTGCAGACTCAGGAAGTGCGCCAGCAATATTTCTATTCATTGTGTAATTGTTGTAAATGTTCTCAAATCCAGTTTGCAATCTTGGGTCTTTGGATGCGCCAGTAAGCAATCCAGCCAATGGGCTAATTTGATTGGCTTTTTGTTGAGTTAATGCCGCATTTGAACCACCCCTAAATAAGAATTCACCAACATTAGCACCCGCAGTAGAAGCCTTACCTCCTAACTCTGAGCCTAATCTCAATGATTCTTGTCCAAGACCTTCAATTCCTTGACCAGCACCTAAATAGGCTGAGAATGGGCTTAATGCGCCAACCTGACCAGCTTGATACTGACCAAGCATTCCCGCACCAGTACCGAACAAACCAGCACCGAAAGCCACATTACGCTGTCCTTCTTGTTGTGCTTGTGCCGCCAACTGAGCATCTTGTTGGGCAATAGCGTTGTAGTAGGCTTCCAACTCAGGTGTAGTAGCACCCAAACCAGCCGCACCACTTGGTCTAGCACCAGTAGCACCTACAGACAATCCACCACGACCTTGTTGGAACAACTGGTTCTGCAACTGAGCCATCTGACGCTCACGGCTAGGAGCAAGCAAGTCTTGTTGCTGTTGAATATATTGAGCCGCAACCTGTTGAGGACTTTGCTGTAAATACTGTTGACCCAAGCCAAATAGACCTGTAGCGGCAGTCTGCAAAGGCGCATACTGTTGTTGAGCCATCTCTGCTTGGCCTAAAGCACCACCAGTAAGACCCATCAAACGATCTTGATATGCTTTTAACTCAGGGCTGACGTTATAACCAGCACCAGTTAAGTAGCCTTCAGGCGACATCTGGAAGTTAGAACTACCATATCTAGTAGTAATTCCAACAGGGCGAAACCGAGCCGCTTCAGCAGCTAACCTAGCAGATTCACGTTGAGCAGCAGCAGATGTATTTGCCGCCGCCTCAGTAGCAGACGCTTGTTCTTGCGCCCCTAAATATCCTAATACTGAACCAGCAATTGCAGCAAATGGCATATCAATCCCCTTTAATCAAAATCTCATCCACTTTAGACGGGTCTTTTTCGTCTGTGGCATGAATGCAAAACCAAACACAATCAGTAATCGCTTTAACCCCATGAGTCACGCCAGCCTCAATCTCAATGCAAGCAGGAGCAGAAACAATGTCAATCTCAGTACCACGCAATACAGCAACCTTGCCATGAGCCAAAATAGACAAATGACTGAAGTTGTGTGTATGCTTCATGATTGCCATTCCTGCTGTGAAGAATGACTCTTTAGCATACAACCCATCACTAAAATGATGAGTAATGCGGAATTCAGGGTCTTGTAAAATCATGTTTACTCGTAAAGAATGTTGATTGAACCAGCATCAAAGGTGTCAGTGCCATTTGCGGTAGTAAGGCGCACCCTGTCAAGAGTGCTTGAAATTGCTTTTGCACCTTCAGCCATGTAACCACCTGAAGTTGTAGTATCACCTAACTGGCTAGTAAATGACCAAATATTTGATGATGCATTAAGTAATGTAAGCGTCAAAACTCCTGAAAAAGCTGAACCAGCATTTGTTGTACTTACAACACTTATTCCATTACCTAAACTTCCACTAGAAAATGAGTTAGTACCAAGATTATGGAAGTTTCCTGCATAACCTGAAGATTCAATACCTCCAGAAGCAGAGCCAATTCTTACTAAAAATGCACTTGAGCCAGATGAACTAACTCCATTAAACATTACAGTAATACGCTTTACCCATGATGGAATACTTGTAAAGTCAACGCTTGTACCAGATACAGAGACGGCAGTACCAGATGAAATAACACTTCCATTCATTACAGGAGTCCCACCAATGTTAGGACTTGTTAAGGTTTTATTTGTCAATGTTTGTGTATCTGTCGTGCCTACAGCCACTCCACTAGGAGGTGTCTTAGTAGCCCATGTATCTAAATCAGCATCCCAAGCCTGTACGTTTGTACCAATAACCAAGCCAAGGTTAGTCCTTGCATTAGCCGCAGTAGAAGCACCAGTACCGCCATCAGCAATAGCCAAATCAGTAATGCCAGTAATAGTACCCGCTGAAATGTTGGCAGTAGTTATTGTTGCAGTAGTTATCGTTGCAGTTGGGATTACAACAGTACCTGTAAAGGTAGGACTTGCTGAATCAGACTTGGTAGCAATAGCAGTTTGAATGTTATTGAACTCAGTATCAATCTCAGTACCTTTAACAATCTTTAAAGGATTGCCAGAAGATAAAGCATCTTTAGTGGCAAAATTGGTTGATTTGGTGTAATTGGACATGATGTTTCCTTTAACTTACTTTGCCATTTTTGGCTTGAATTTCAATCTTTTGAATAGATAAAGCAGAGCCATTGATGTCTGTTTCATATCCTGTTTGAACAACTTTACCACTTCCTGATGCAGAAACAGTTAAGGTTTGCAATGCAACTCCATTAGAGTATTGTGCAATTACAGTGGCATTAGCACCATATTCAGCAATACCATAATATGACTCGCCCTGAGTTGGAATCAAATCATCAGAAGACAAGTAATTTGATTTAAAGTCAAATCCCCACTTAAATGTGACAGTCTGGTTTGTACCGCCAATCACAACAATAGACAACTTCTTCAAAATAGAAGTTTGGTTCTGATTACCAAGGTCTGCATGGTTCGTGTAGTACAACATACGATATGAAGATTGGTAGTCTTGATAACCACTATACAAACCAACATATCCATTCTTGCCAATGTACAAAGTACCATCACGGCGAGATAGGAATGCTGTCGGCGTTATAGAGTCCCAAGTGGTTGCTCTTGCCGCACCATCAGGCAAATAAGCCTTGGTATCAAAACAAAATACAGAACTTGAAGATGGCGCAGTCAATAAGTAAAACGCTTCACGCTCAGAATAAACAGACTTAATGTTTGCCAATGTCTCACCAGCAACTATACTCATCAAATCATTACGGATATTCTTAGACAAGTCTCTCTCAGGAGCAGACTTCTCTTGAATCGTTCTCATCAAAGAACGAACACCAGAGTTAGACAAGAACAAAACATCAGTGCTGGTTGTCTGAATGCTATCCCTTGCAATGCAACCAATACCTTCAACAGTGTCACTCAATGTCATAGTTGATGGAGCAGTAGCACCAGCGTAAACCAATATCTGACGCTTGCCAAAGATAAACAAGAAACCATTGTGAGCCGCCAAACCAGTAATCTGGTCAGCACCATTAGGCCAAACATTGTTTACATTTAAACTGCCAGCACTGCCTGTAGACCATACATGACCTGAAATCAAATCGCTAAAGTAAACAGTTGCATTGTTTGAAGCAGTATCTGCCGCCCACAAGCGACCAAATGCTGATATAACAATGTTGGCATCAGGAACAGTAGCTGCATAACCTGTCTTCTCGCTAACTCTACGATAGGTTGTAGTGCTAACAGCAGGGTCATAGATCAAAGGATTGTGACCAGTTTGGAAGAAGTATGTAATTCCATTAAGTGATGCACATTGCCAATTACTATTTGTGATGGTAGGAGCAGTACCCCCCCCACCATAGGTAAGTTCAGTTACTGTATTAGTAGAACTCAGCTTAAATATCTTGTTGTTTCCAGCAAACAATACAGTCAAAGTTCCATCAGCTTGGACTAACTCATGGATGACTTTTACATCATTAGCACCTAAGTCACCGCTAGACGCATTGACCCTAGACCAACCTTTGCGTGAACCCATCCGACCATATTGGTCAATAATGCAGTTTGTCGCAACCAAAGCATATCCAGCCGCAAGATCAAGAGGTGAATCTTGCGTATTTAGACCATAAAGTGCTGGTGCTGAAACGCTAAAGGTTTGTATTACTTGGCTCATACTGCCACAAACTCCTGATTCTCAGGGTAGCGAGTACCTTCCAAAGCAATGTAGTCGGACAACATAGCTTTATATAACTGGTATGCTTCTGAGGAGGACAGTCCACCATCTTCACCACGTTCAACCAATGCACGAGCATAGGCATTCTGAGCCACCAAAGTGTCAGCAACAGCCACAACAGTTGAATCTGCTGTCAGGGTAGCCTGTGGCACTGTTAAGCTAAATGGGATGCTATAAACACCATCAGGGCGAGGATAAATAGTTACCTTAGTGTCGTAGTTACCATCAACACCATCAAAGGCGTATTCATATGGAATGCCACTAACAGGAGTAGAGAAATTCTGCTTGCGGTTCATTGAAGCAAAATCAATATTCTTCATGCCAATATTGCTTGTTGCGTTAATTACGTCAACAACTTGGAACTTCTGACCAGCACCAGTTAAGGCATAAGAGTATGTGCCAGCAGTAGTAGACAGAGTAATAGTAGTGCCTAAAACATTCCAAGCAAACGCATCTTCAATCTGACGTTTGGCATCATTAACAAACTTGCCAATCAGTGAAGAATAAGATGTTTCGGAAACAGTTGAGACTGTTGTCTCACGCAACCTTACGAGTACATCGTTTACAAGTTCTAAATAAGTCATCTGCTTCCAGCCTTTGCTTTGTTCCTTGCGGATATAGCTTTAGCTTTTGCCTTTGCGTCAGCCTTTGAGGTTGCACCCCATGCCTTGAGCGAAAGAAGCAGTCTTGTTGGTTCACCATCCTTGTACTCTGCACCAGCCATATTGCCCATGCGAGCCAAGAAACTTGCCCTGCGAGGGTTATCCCCCGACTTTACTGGAGGTTTCAAATTACCACCAGTTTCCGCATTATAAGATGATCTACCCTTGGCATTCAAGCCGCCTGACTTAGATTTTCCCTCATTTCTAGTCCATGCTGGCGTTTTTGGCATTATTTTTCTCCATAACGGCTTGACAGAGTTTTACAAAATCTGCATCTGAAAGATTGTGCTTTGCAACATTTGCTGCTCTACAAACCAACTGAACATTACCAACAATATATCCAATTGAGGAGTCTATTCTGTCTATACTGCAATTTGTTGGAACAACGCCATTTGCTAATTCCATTGTCATTTCCCAACCTGTTAAAGCGCATTTTCCGTTTTGAGTAGCCCAAAGCAACTCAAGAGCATCAATTGAAATAACTTCTAAGCCTTTTTTGCGCTGAACAGCCTTACATCTCAAATATTGCAAATATGATCGAATTGACTTTGTTCTCGTAAATGCAACATATTTCAGTTTATCTTCACCCCATGTTCTTTTATGATAAGAGGCTTGTTTTACAGATAGGCATTCTTTACACCAAGAGTTATATTTTGGTGTTCCGTCAACTTTTTTTCCAGATGTATTAAAAGCAAACAAAGATTTTGTTACACCACAATTTGTGCAATGTTTTTCAGTTTTTTCAATATTTGCCCAAGCAGGTGATTTAGCCATTATTAGCCTTTTGG